GGCTGGTTTTTGATTATTTCTTCTGACATATTGTCACCTCCTAGTGATTTGTTCATTTGAATAGATCGGCTGTTTTGAGGAAACTACCGCCCCATAGGGATTTTTCAACCATTTCAGGCTGAGACTGAAAGATATCGCCGATATCTCCAGACTTTCGGAATGCGGTGTCTGCTTCCACAGCGTCTACTCGTTTTCCAAATTCATTAAACTCATTTGATACTGCTGCAATATCTTTTGCAACTGCTGCAAATGAATCCTTTACTACATCAACATCTACCTTTGAAGACTTAAGAAGTTCTACTTCTGCTTGCAAAGACTTTACTGTTGACAATAGATCGCTAAAGGCTGATTTTAGATTATTCTTGATTTCTGCAATTGCTTCTACAACTACATCATCTGACTTAGATACATCTGCGTCTGTGTCTGCTACCTTTTCAACTGCTTCAGCAACTGGTGCTTCTTCAGTGTTTTCTACAACAGCTTCTTCTGACTTAACAACATCTGCTGTTTCTGTCTCTTCTGCCTTTGCAACTTCTTCGGTAACTTCTTCAACCACGGCATCTGCCTCTGGAGCGACCACAACATCTTCAACTACATCTGTCTTTTCAACTTGTGTTTTTGATTTTGTCATAGGTTGTACCTCCTTGTTAATCTTAGAAGTATTAATGCCTTTAGCACTATCAACTAAGAATTTTATCATTGTTGTTTTTTCATCATCCGTTTTTTCAACGAACCCTATATTTTCCATCTGCTCTCCAGTAACGGGGCTAAGTTCTGACTCGTTTTCAGATGATATAACAATTCCATTTTCTTTATCGTAAAAAACATTTTCTAATACTGTTTCGTCACCTTTGATAACATCTACGCCATCAACTTTTTCAACTGAAACAATATTTGCAAATTGATTTGCTGGTGAATCTACAAGACTCAACTCAACCAAATCATAATCCTTAATAATTCTAATCTGTGAGTCTGACTTTTCATCATAACCATCATCCCACTTGTTCATTCTTCCGCCAATAGAAAAACCTGTTAGTGTTCCGTCTAGAACCTTTTCCCAAGTGTCTTGTGCACCCTTTGAGACATATGCAGAAACGAATACACCCTTATAGAACTTTTTTGTATCTGGATCAAAATACTTATCTTCTTTAAAGTTAACCATCTTGCCAACTGCTAATGGCTGATGCATTTCTCTGATGTTCCCACGAAACTTTGCAAAAGCATTCATAGATGCCTCAGATGTAACAATATCCATCTGCTTGTCAAGGTTGTCTAATGATGCAAAACCTGAAACGATACGACGCTCTTTGTCTACCTTATTAAAGGGCATTGAAAGACGAAGATTTTCCCCATCTGAATTCCAATGGGCCTTGGATATATTGCTCACCATTATATTATAAACCCCTTTTTGTACATATATCACATATTGGACATATTGGACATTAAGGTGTTTGTCGTCCCTCTCCCTTTGGCGCTCTGCCAGCAACAGTTGAAGTGCTGTCAGAATTACTATTGGTTCTTTCGGCATCCCTAGATCTTGTAGTTCTTGCCTCGGCTGATGCTGCTGGACTTAGATCTAGAACTTCATCTCCGCCGTCTCTTTGTGGCATATCTAGAACGACTCTTGCTTCATTAGGAGTCATGATCTGATTCTTAACATATCTTTCAAGAATCTGAGACTGTGCAATCTCATCTGTCAGTGTCAACTCGTTAAACACAAACTCAATAATATCTGTCTTTTCACGAATGATTTTGTTGATCATCTTCTCTAGTTGTCTTTGTGCTGGTCGTGCAACCTGTTCCTTAAAAGTACGATCCTGTGCAAGTGCTGCTGCTATAGATCCAGAATCGCCACCTCCAAGTTTAGAAAGTGGCACCTGATGTGCTACTAGGATATCATCACGGTTTTGCTTACGATACTCTTTAAATGAGCCGTCCTGTATTCCGTCTTCGATTGGCTCCATCTTAAATTCAACTTTGTTGTTTTCGCTATCACCTGGAAGTGGAATATATAGCGTTCTGTGAGACTGCCCTCTGAGACTTGTTTGCAAGAATCTAAACATCTTGTCTTCTGCATCTCCAGAAAGTTTCGCACCCTTTAATGTTACAACGTATCGTGGAACTGCTTTATTTGCAAAATAGTCAATGTTATATTGTGAAGCAAGTGAGTCTCCATGTAGTGAGTTTATAGCCGACATAATGTCTGGCACTCCGTAAAAAGTATTAAGAGGTGAGTACTGCTTGAAGTGAATAATCTCGTTTGGTCTAGCATCTGTTGTTAGTGGGTTTTGGTTCTTTGCTCCAAAGTTACGGAAGTATACAATCTTGTTTCCAATAATCTGAACATATCCGTCTTTGATTCTTCTTACTCGCATTGTTGTTGATGGTATATGTCCAACGTATCCGATTTCTCCACGAGTTGTTCTGCCAATTTCTAAGTAGCCATTTCCTGTTGACTGAAGATCTGTATAGACCTTTTCCATTGTGGCTGTAAAAGAGTCATCATCATTAAGAGACTCTAGCCAGTCACGCATTTCAATCTTTGCTCGTTCAATTCTTTTTCTTGCCTTTTGAGTTGCGCTGTTATCTTCTGATGCTTCAAGTCTCATCATTGTTCTTGGAGAAACTTTGAACTCATATCCAAGACCGACAATGTTTTCTACCTTAGCATCAATTGCTGCATGGTTTGCAAATGATGTGTCGTAATAGTTTGCTAATTCATAAAGGTTCCATGGTGGTGTGATTACGTCAAACATTCCATAGCCGTTTACGTATACCATTCCTGGGTTTATCTCTTTTGACTGTGCTCCATCAATACCGCTTTTTCCAGCAAGTGCTGCAGTTGTGTATTGTGTTGTTGGCTCAACCATCTTGGCTGACATTCTGCTTGTTCGTCTTTTAAAGTTTGAATCTAAACCATCTAAAGTTTTTAGTGTTTCCCAGTTGCCATTAAATGGATCTGACTTTGCAAATGGTTCATCTTTCTTTGCTGCATCGTCAATTCTTGCACCGATTTCGTATTCGTTATCTTTCATGATTAATCCTCGTCACCATACTTGGCAATTGTGTCCTTTGCTGCCTGGACAGCACCTAGGTCATTTAGTGATGGAATTAGACCTGCCTTTAGTCTATCCACTTGCTCAGAATATTCTTCTTCAGAAACTCTTGTTAATCCTGGAACAAATACGCATGTGCCGTCTCCTGGATCTCCGTAATACATTGCAGTCTTTTTTAGTTCTGCAATTCTAGAAATGTCATTCTTGTCTGAAGGTATGTTGAGAACTGAACCATTTCCATCTGTAAACCACTTACCATTTGCCTTTTTGTACACGTAAAGGCCCCAGTCATAGTTCTTCTCAATGACTTGTCGTCTAACATTTTTTACAATTGGTTGACCAGTTTTAGGGTCTATTAGTGAATCCATATCCATAAGTATACCATATTACACTGGGTCTTGTACGAACTGGTTCCAGTTTACATCCGTAAATAGTGTATATGAGTAATCTCCAAAACGAACTGGCCTATCGTCATCGACAATTATCTTATTTGTTCCCGTATAACTCTTATAAACATCTGAAGGATTGACTCCATAATAACTTGTTTCTGACAAAACAAGCACCTTATTCCAGTTAAACGAACCACTATCCCAAAACTCCCAATCAAGTGGATAAGACCCTAGAACCTTTACTCTAAACCACGGTCTTTCTGCTATGTTCTGCACCTCTTGTAGATTAGTAGATTGATAGTAAGATATGCTGTTGAATAGAAGTGGGCCAGTCAGTCTTACTGCCCCCTCAAAAAATGAAAAGTTTAGACTGCTTGAAAAGTTAATTCCAAGGAATCCCCACTCCTGAAGAGTTATTACTGGCTCCTTTACAACTTTGCCGTTCCAATAAAATCCAATACCATTTTGAACAAGACCAGTTTTTGCATCTATTGCATAAATTTTTGCTCTTCTTCCAGAAGGATCACATGCAACCATATAAAACTTTATGTATGAGTCTTTACTTTGTATTTCAAATATTTGTGTTGGTGCATATGGAAAATAGTCTCCATCAAATCTAACAGCCATCTGCATAGCAATAACTTTAAATCCCTCAGCCCTGCTTTCGTTTACAGGAATAACAAGGCCTCTGTTTACAAGTGGATCATACTTTCCCTTTAACTGTATCCCGCTTGTTTTAGTTAAATATAAATATGGGGAAGATCCAGTATAAATTGCAAATGGGTTATTCTTTTTAAAGTTATAGTAAATACCAGTCTTTGTATATGGATAAATAGATGTTCCAAATCTTGTTCCAATAGGACTTGCATCAGATTCGTTAAGTGCTTGTGACGCATAAGAAAGTTTTTTAATTGAAACATTGCTAGTTGATGAATCTTTCACATTTATCTCTATATGTGTAACAATTGATAAATCATTAAAATCAACACCGCTTGGTGGATAAATTATCATATTATCAACAACCTCGTACTTTGTTGTCATCCAGTCTGACCCAGGAATTAAAACTCCATTTCTTGCTGGTCTTTCTGTTTTTGTAAAATAAAAATATGTTTGATTTGCTCCCAGTTCGGTATATTGAAAAGTAACATATGTCTTTACAATTGCGCCATCTGTGTCGTATCGGTAATCTTTTGCAACTCTATTTTTTAAATCCTCATAGTCGTTATACCCAGTGAACAAGTAGTTATCTAGTGACTCATAAGTTCTTTGAACTGGAACTCCATACTCGTTTGATAACTCTGCATATGTCCAACCTGGAGCATCTGTCTCTATTGCTATGGTCTTTGATGGTATTGGATAGTCAATGTTAAACTGAATAAAATCAAGATCAAAATATTGATCTCCTCTTCTATCAAGAACAGACTCTGCAAAATATGTTAGTGGCAGTTGATCTTCCCAATATGCGCTTGCTGATATTGTAAGTTTGTAAGTATCAAACACTGTATCTGGCAACAACGTATAACTTGCCACATGATCTAAAAGAGAGTCTTCATCAAGGACTACGACTCCTCCACCAGATATTGCCCCGTTTACTGTGTAAGTTCCGACAGGGTTTTGTATGGATGTAGTATCTAAACCTCCATCTATATTAATCAGTTGGTTATTTTGATAAACTGCAAACAGGTCTTCATTCCAAATTGGAACACCTATCTCGTTAAATAGAGATCTAATCTTCTGGAAGTTATACTGTGTGCACAATCCTATGTTATATATTTTTCCAGTAAATGTTGAAGTACCGCCCTTATCTCCCCCAATGTACATTCTTAAGTCTGAAAGTGAGCCGAAGAAGTTTGATGCTGGATTTCCAAATCTTGATACAAATGCTGGGATGTTTAAGCCTATATCTACTACCTCTCCTGGCTCAGCCAATAAAGGAGAATAAAGAGTTTCTGACACACCATTATAATTAATTACATAGGATATTTGATTATTTAAAAGTTGTATTAAGAAATAACTTCCTGTATTTTCTTTTTCAATTCTGATCAATGTTTGAGCAGATGTGGATATTTGTGGCAACTTAAAGCAGCCATAAAATGCTGATATTGGAGAACTCATAAAGTCAAAGTTTTTAAAGAACATGTATCCAGAAACTGAGTTCCATGATGCGTTTGGTCTAAAAGAAAAGAAGTCTCGTGTATCTGTTGACTGAACTGCTTTGCAATCTAAGAACAACTCTTTTTCTGTTTTTGATGACAAGATTATTTCTGGAAGAGGGTGAGACAAAACAGAAAGTGATCTGCTTGTTAAAGAAACGTTATCGCTAAATCCTTGCTTCCAGGAACCAATTTTTGGATAAGAATAGTTTGAAGTGTAGTCTGCAAATGAGTAGTCAATAAATACTGATGTTCCGCTATAAGATGTATTGATGTTTTCTGGTATATCTACACCTTGACCAAAGACAAACCTTCTTTTTGCAACCGCTGTTGCTACAATATAAGGATAAATTCCAATACAGTCTATCTCTATTGGATATATGTCCTCATATGCATAGAATCCTATCCAGTCTTGATCTTTTCCATTTCCATCTAGCATTGAAGGTAAAGAAAGAGACTCTGTTAAATAGTTTAAAGAAATAACTTCTTGACCATTTATAACAAGAGATGCGGTGTCTTTTCCAACACGCATGTGAACTAGCATTGGTCTTGTCCACTCACCAACATAGTACGCACCATATTCGTTTCCTATTTTTAATCCTATAGATGGACCGTCTACATAGATTCCATCATCTGATGCGATTGGACCAATAATTCTTTTCCTATCGTTGCTATAAGAATTTATTCTAAGCCAAGTTTCTAGTGTGTACTGCTTAAACTTTCCAGACTCATTTAAAATTCCGACTCCAGGAACTATAAGAGATGGATTATTTCCATTTGGATACATTGTTGTAAGACCAGATGTTCCATATACAATTGGAATACCTGAATTTTTGGCCTTAAGCATATTGTCAGAAACTAAATAGTATGCATCTAGTTCTTGCAAACCATAGCACTTTGATGCTACTCCCTTTTGTGGTGCAAGAGAGATGCTGGATGGAATATCTGTTGGTATTACTCCAAGGGATGTAGATGCAAACTCTTCTGACCACTGACCAAGGCTTATTCCGTTTACCAAAAACACATCTTCTGTTTCTGATCCACCAATAAAGTTAATCTTAAAGACTAGCCTAAAATTAGTATCGTCTGGTGGAGTGTCGAATGTCTCAGAAATAAAAGACCAGTTGCTATTTATGTTTGTGTCATAATTTTTTAAGTGAGTTATGTCTTGACCACTTGTAGTATCTGTGTACTGATAACCAATCTCAAATCCAGCAATGTATGCGCTTTCTGAATAGAAATATCCCGCAACAGAAAATGTTCTTAGATAATCATTAAGATCTCTTAGATTCATTATGTCATTGCTTATTGCAGTTATTGATGCTAACTCATTATCTGTTGGTGTTGCAGTTATCTTACCAACATAACTATTAATGAATGGCTCATCAACTGACTCAATGTAGTTTTCATATGTACCGCCAACTATCGTCCAGTTTGAAAGATTTCTATGTGACTCAGAAATCAAAGATACGTAGTCTGCCTTGTCATCTAACGCCCATAGGCCAGTCGGATGCTCAGCAAAGACTTTTTCAGCATATAGGTTTGATGGATTAGACATTATAGGTCTATTTTACCACAGAAGACTACTTGTTTATTTTAATTTCACAGTAGTCTGTTGTGCAGTATGATTCACCTTGAGCCTCAAGATTATCTACACCGTCGTAAATTGCACTAAAGTCAATGTGCTTCAACTTACCAATATACGACTCATACTGCTCTTCAGTAATCTGAGTATATGGTTGCTGTGGATAAACAGTATTTCCCATTGGAAGGAATGACACTGCCTTCAACTGTCCCTCGTACATATGAAGTGCTGGAACGACATGCTTTGACTCTGTTTCCTTGTCAAATGATAGTGTTACAGAAACACCATTGTCTGACCAGTACTTTTGAGCAGTTGCTGCAAGTGCAATCTTCTCAAACAATGTAACATCCTTTTCAGATCTTGGATGACCTGATTTAATTGGGAAGTAAACTACTGATGTATTTGCTGATACTACATCGTCTTCAATTGTGTACCCTGCTGCTTTGAACAAATGCATCATTGGATCTGTGTTTCCAAATCGAACTGCACGAAGAAAGAAGTTTCCTCCAGGTCCCCAGTGAACTCCAGGAGTTGCACCAGAAAGAATTGAAACTGATCCTGATGGCTTTACTGTTGTTACACGAATTGATTCACGAACACAAAGCCATTCTGAATACTGGTGGTCATAGTGACGAATCTTATTGTATCCTTCGTCCATCCACTCACGAACAATTGGCAAACCCTTTTGATCTGCAAATGATGCTATACCTGTTAGTGATGTACCAATGCGACGGTTGCGTTGCATGATACCGTTTGTTTGTGGCCAGTGTGTTGGAACAAGTGTTACAGTCTTTCCATAAAGATATGCAAACTTAAGGGTACGCAGGAAGTCTTCCTTAGACTCATGACGATTCAAGTGCACTTCTACAAGTGTACACAATTCGTATGACTCTAATGGCTGCTCCGCACAGGGGTTAAAGCCCATCACACGATAGTCTTTTCCATCTGGCGCATCCTTTAGCCTGCCATAATTACGAGCAACATCAAGCCAGATAAAACCTGGTTCTCCGTTTTCCGTAATTAAATCTACATAGTCTTCGTACTTTGTTCCTACCTCTGCTGAAATAGAATTATTAGACATCCAAGCCCAACCTGGATTTTCTGGATCAAATGAGTTACGCTCTGGGAATAGTTCTGAGTTCTTTAGATTCATAAATGTTTCATCCCCCGCATTACCCAAAGCAAGGGTTGCTGATCTACGAACATTGCCCGATACTACACAGGTACCAATAAGATTTACAAGATCTACGATAGCACGAGAGTCTAGTGTTTCACCTGCTCTGGAGCCGATTACACGGTCTATATGGTCGTGTAACTTGATAAGAGGTGCAGGTCCTGATGCAACGCCTCCAAAGCCCTTAATAGGGGCTCCTAGGGGTCTGATCAAATCATAGTTAAACTTCTGAATGCTTTGATTTGCTCTTAGGTATGAATTGATTAGAAGTCTGACTGACTCTACCCAGCCTTCACGAGTGTCTGGAATTTCGAACACCTGTTCTGGTTCTGTTGGGGTATAGATTGAGAAATTCTTATCCTGTCCCACTGTATCAAACCCTACACCAATGCCAAGCATAAGGGCATCCATAACCCAGGCAAATAGGGCTCCTGGATCATTCTTATCAAGGTCCTTTGTGGAGACCATGGCACAGTTCTGTAGTGCTGCTGAGTTCTTCTTCTCCATAGTCATAGGAGTTCCAAATGCCCACATACCTCGTCCTGGTGGTGTCCACTTTAATTCAAACATTCTTTGGAATGCTTCTTGTGCTGACTTCTGAGCCTTGTAGTCATTCCATGGCAAACGGTTTTCTTTGGCATGATTCTTCTGAACTGAATACATACCCTCGATTACACGACGACAAACCTCATGCCATCTTTCCTTAGTTCCATCTTCCTTCATACGAGAATATGTACGAATAAAAGTAATTTCTCCAAGTGAATTTTCTGCTGCATCTTTAAACCCAAATGGGCTTTCTTGGCTCTTGTACTTTTCTACGAATTCCTCTGGAAGTTTAAAACTAAAAAAATCTGACATTTGTATCGTCCTTTCAAAAACGGATTAAGACCTAAGTATAGCAGAGTTTTTAAAAAAGCAAAACTCTACCTAAATGTATTGTTGAGAGTTTTACTTAAAGGTTTTCTTTTGCCAAAACTTTAGTCTGTATCCATTTTGGAAAGTAGATCTTACCTTACTTCTCTGCTCTTCTATTTTCTTTGCTGGAAAGTTTTTATCTAGTTCCATTGTCCATTCTTCTCTTTTAAATGGAAATACTTGAGACATTGGAGTTCCTTGTTTTAGCGTTCCCTGAAAATTCTTTTTTATTAAAAATGAAAGATGTCCATCAGTAAAATAGTTGTCAGTGTCAACAACAGCATCTATTGCCTTTAATGGTGATGGGCCTTGGTGCATTGGAGTTGTAAAAAATGTACTATAGCCAGGATCAGTTTGAACCATCCATGTGGGATGAATTCTTAAAACTTTGTTACAATAAATATCTTTATCTATGGGCAAATGAGAAATTTGTTCTGCTGAATGCTCACTTATAAGCATTGAATGGTACTTGTTCATACCAGCAGGAAGTTGAATGTTTAGATTGCCGTCAGTTGTATCTATATATATGTCACATGGAACTTTTAAAATATATCCCATTGCCATAGCGTCAAAAAATGCTTGACATTTTTTTACAGTAAGCCTCATGATCCCTCTGTCAGGAATATCACTTCCTGAGATTGCTGGCTGATCTTTGTACCAGGTAGGAACATTCTTTGTCCCCTGCTCTGGTTCTGGAACAATGCTTAACAACTGAGGATACATCTGAAGAAATCTAATAGTATTCATAATTCCCATTCTCTTACCCACAATTATATCACAAAAAATGGATTAGCATTTTTATGACATGACCGTAAGTGTTGTATCTGCATAAAATTTCAAAATATGTTTTTAAAACTTATAACATATTAAGATACTATTATGCTTCAGGTGTTGGTTCAGGCAATGGGTAATCTATCTGATAACCGTCATAAACTAGGTAGTTTTCTGTAAAGAACATATCTAGTGGTTCACAGTTAATAGAAACAACCTGATGCTCAACGTTTGTTATAACGAGATCAACTATATCTGTCCAAGAGTTGGTCTGTGTAGACCACAACTTGTCTGTAGTTAATAGATTTGCAGATAGGATCATCTGAGCAACGCCATTTCTCTTTGCAAGCAAATGGTGAGTTCCTGAGTATGTTTCATTATCGATCATTACAACAACTGGAGCATTTGATAGTCCAACCATCTTAACTGTTGTTGTTGCATTTGGAACAATTGTTAGATTGTCTGGATTATTAGTCCATGCTAACATCTCTTCTTTTGTAAAAGACATTCCCAATCCAGGAACATCTGCAGAAACAAGAGTGTCTCCTACTTGAAGATCTTGTGCCATTACATATCCAGTTGTAGTTAGAATTAAAGTATTTGGACCAACAGATGTTACTCGTGGTCCTCCACCGTAAGCACCGAAGGCTCCGAATGCACCAAAGGCACCGAAGGCTGAGAACGCACCAAAGGCACCAAATGCAGCGAAGGCTCCGAAGGCACCAAATGCAGCGAAGGCACCAAATGCAGCGAAGGCTCCGAAGGCACCAAATGCAGCGAAGGCTCCGAAGGCACCGAAGGCACCGAAGGCTGAGAACGCACCGAAGGCACCGAAGGCAGCGAAGGTCGTTGTAACCGATCCTGATGCAGCAGATGTTGCAGAAGAACCACAAGCATTATCTGCACGAACTGTATAAGTCTGTGCTGTTCCTTGTTCTTGACCTACTGATACTGATGTTGAGCCAGTATTTCCAGCCTTACCATCAGAAGATGCCCAGTAATAGTTTGTGATTGCAGAACCACCATTTGATGGTGCTGACCATGAGACAGAGTCAGTTCCTGCTGATGGTGATGATGCAGAAGGTGCACCAGGTGTTGCAGGTACTGTTGTTGCAGTGACTGCACCTGATGATGCTGTTAGAGCAGAGTCACCATTTGCATTTGAAACACGACCCTGGAATGTATAGCCCACTCCTCCTGATAGTCCAGTAACACTTACTGTAGAAGATGCACTTGATGCACTTTGTGCAGCATTTGAAACTGCATAGTATGATGAAATTGCTTTTCCACCTGTTGCTCCTGCTGTTATTGCAACAGTAATCAAACCATTACCAAATGGACGACCTGAGCATACATTTGTTACTGCTCCAAGTGTTGGTGCATCAGGAACAGTAGTAACTGTTACAGCGCTAGTCGCAGCAGATGCTGGTCCAACGCCTACAGCGTTTCTTCCTGTTACTGTAAATGTTGGAGTTGCTCCTGAAGCAATTCCAGTTACAATAATTGGAGAAGATGCTCCTGTTGCTGTTTGTCCTGTGCTTGCTGTTACTGTAAAGTCTATTGCAGCATTAGGACCTGTAGGAGTAAATGTCACTGATACAGCACCATTGTTAAATGGTCTTGCTGTTCCAACATCTGTTGCTGTACCTATTGTTGGTGCGTATGGAGTCAGAAAGTCGTTTGCCGACTGACTCATTCTACCTGCTTGCTTTGACATATTTAATCTCCCTTATTTCTTTAATTTTTTATTATGCTGATAGGTCTCCGAAGACTAACCATCCTGCTGCAGTCTTCATTGCTGTTACTACTGAGTTTGTAGTTCTAAACTTCAAGCCTGGTGTTCCTACAACGCTGTTGGTTGAAGCAAACTGTGCTCCAGATCCTGAAGCCTGGTAGAAGTCAATTGACTGTCCAGTTGAATATCCTGTTGCAGGAAGAGTAATTGTTACTGCTCCAGCCACTGGGACAAACTTATCTTGTTCTCCTGCTGCAAGTGTTCCTGTTGCTGCAAAAGATGATCCAAATGTTGTTATAGATGGTACGCCAACCTTTGTTTGGGTTCCGTCGGTAAATGCTACACCTGATGCTGCAACTGTTACAAGACCTGTAAATGTTGGAGCATTGATTGGTGCTTTTGCTGCAAGACCATTAGTAACTGTTGTTGCAAAGTTTGCATCGTCACCAAGTGCTGCTGCTAATTCGTCAAGAGTATTCAATGCTGCTGGGGCAGATGCAATTACTGCATTTACCTGTGCTGTTGCATCTGCAATAGCCTCTGACTTAGCGGTTGCGATTGCTGTAGCCTGTGCTGTTGAAACTGGCTTTGCTGAGTCTGCTGTGTTATCTACATTTCCAAGACCAACATGTGTCTTTGTAACACCAGAAACTGTTCCTGTGAATGTTGGATTTGCTAAAGGTGCCTTTAGATCAAGTGCTGTCTGTGTTGCTGCTGTGATGTGTGTGCTTTCAATATCAAACTTATCAGTTGATGCGTTCCAGTCAAGACCTAGTCCTGCGAGTGCTGACTGATCTACAGTTGCACCTGAAACAGCGTTTGTAAGTTGTGTCTGTGTTACAAGTTCTGAAGTGTCTGCAATACCGTGAACATTTTCAGTTTCTGCATTGTGATCAGAAACTGCACCTGAAATTGCTGTTGCTTGTGCAGTTGAAACTGGCTTGTTGGCATCTGTTGTATTGTCTACGTTTTCAAGTCCAATAGTTTCAGGTGTAAGTGCTAAAACTGCAGCAGCGACTGCATCATCTGCATACGCCTTTGTTGCAAGTAGTGCAGTATTTGCAATTCCGTGAACATTTTCTGTGTCGTCATTGTGTACTGAAACTGCATCATCTGCATACGCTTTTGTTGCTAGAAGTGCTGTGTTTGCAATTCCGTGAACATCTGTTGTGAGCGCCTGGTGGTTTGCAACTCCTGTTGCTGCGTTTGTTGCTGCGTTCGCTTGTGCTGCGTTGGCTTTTGCAGTTGCATCTAGTGCTGCTGCTGCCATGGCTGCATTTGCTTTTGCAGTTGCATCTGTTGCTGAATCAGAGCGTGACTCAGCAATTGCTGCTGTAGTTTCTGTTATTGTTGCGTAATTTGTTAAAAAGTCAGGGTCATCACCAATGGCTTCTGCTAACTCATTAAGTGTGTTTAGAAGTTCTGGGGCACCGTCAATGATCGCTGCAAGTTCTGCTGCGTTAGCAAAATACTGTAGGGCAGTCCATGTAGATGTTCCGTTACCCATCTTAAATTTATTGGTGTCAGTTTCAAAACCGATTTCACCTGCTGCTAGAATTGGGTTTGCAGCCGTCCATTGTGCTGCAGTACCTCTGCGCTGTTGCATTCTTGTTGCCATTTTTATATTCTCCTTATGGGGGCTGCCCATTAACTTATCTTATTATAACATCAATTTTTTAATTGAAATTATCTACTACACTACCGCCATCGAATACGACTGTCCACTCTGTTGTAGAGGGTCCACCCGCATCCAAACCTACACCCAATGGGCTGTTGAATGATCCACCTTCATAGAACTGAGATACTATGAAACCAGTTCCATCAATTGCGGTATCGTGAATGTGCTGTGGTAAGTTATTTGTATCATCGATAGTTGCTTGGGTATACCAAGAACCTTCGTAATAGAAATTAACTCTATTTGTTAGAGTGTCTAACCACATTGTTCCATTAGTTGGTGAAGAAGGAGCAGTTGAGCCAACAGCCATTGAACGGTTATCGACATACTCCTTAGTTGCTGCATGTGCAGCAAGAGTTGGTGCTCCTACTGTTACTGCATCTCCGAATGTACCGCCGTTTGCTACGACTAGCCCATTCTTGACTTTAAAGTCTTTATCGACTGTTGCCATTTACTGCTCCCTCTTCCAACTATTTTTATTTTTTATTACGCAAGTAATGTTCCGACAACAGTAACTGTTGAGTTATTGTTTGTGGTTGTTACTAGAAGTTGTACATTTGCACCGTTAACATTTGCTGAAACTGACATCGCTGTGCCATTTGTTCCAACAATTCCGTATTCGGTCATTGCAATGTTGTCTGAAGCGTCAAGTGTCAAAAGGACCTTTGAGATTTCAGTATGTGATCCGTATGCAACCTTTACAAGGAACTCTGCTGAACGGTAATCTGCCTTAGCAAATGCGTGTCCTACATGAGCGCCTGCGCTTGCTGCTGACATTGTTGAAGCAACCTGCTTTGCAACTGAGTTAACCTCAACTGCTGTGAAGTTTGGAACTACTGCTTCAAGAGCGTCTACTGCTCTTTCATCTGTGAAGTAAAGGTTTGTACCTTCTGCAAGATCAGTTGTTGTAGAATCTGCTACACCGTTTTCTGCGGTAATAGTAAGTCCTGCACCTGTTCCTGTAATTGTGATATTTGTAAGTGTTGCATTAGTCAAAAGATTTGCTGCTGAAGACTTAGCACGAGCATCTGTAAAGTACTGTGCTGTTCCTTCTGCTACATCAGATGTTGTAAGTGCATCTGCATAATCCTTTGCATTCTGCTCTGCAGTCGCTGCTGCACCTGCTGCATCATAGTTAACTGCAAGTCCATCAGCGTAGTCTTCTGCATTGCCTTGTGCTGTCGCTGCTGATCCTGCTGCATCATATGCTGCAGATGTTGCAGATAGTGCTGCAGTGTTGAAGTCTGAGATATCTGCTGAATCAAGACCAGTTACAGAGATTGTTGCTCCTGTAATATTGATGTTTGCTCCTGCAGTTAATTCATCTTGCTTTCCTGCTGCAATACCCTGAAGATCAGAGATAATATCTGGATTATCCTGAAGTGCTTCAGCCAACTCATTAAGAGTGTCAAGAACTGCTGGTGCACCATTAACAAGTGCTGCTACAGCATTATCTGCATGTAGTTCTGCTGCTGCTTGAGCAAGACCAATTTCTGTACCTGTCTTGTATGCTGACCAAGACTTATCTGAAGCAGATGAAGCATCGTTGATCTTTGCATCTGCGTAATCTTCTGCATCTGAAAGAGCCTGTGCTGCTGCGCCCTTTGCGTCGTATGTATTAGGAAGATTTAGATCTGAAATTGCGTTAGAAATTGCATTGTTTCTGTTTGTCTGCTCACGGCCTTCTGCTGTATCTGTGTAGGCGTTTGCTGTTGAAACTGCATCTAGTTCTGCTTGATCTGCATAGTTCTGGTAAGCAGTTGTGATTGCTGTCTCACGATTGTCTGTGTAAGTATTTGCTGCTGTCTCTGCAGAATCTGCTGAACCTGCTGCGTCGTAGTAAGCATCTACTACTGCACGGTCAAGTGAAAGTTCTCCACCTGCTGAAACATCAAACTGGTTTGAAACTGACTTTACTAGTGTTTCTCCACCAATAAGGTCCAGGATGTATTGATCTCCTGCATCCTCTGTAAGAATTATCTTATTGTTGATTGTACCTTGTAGGCCCTCAACGATAAGTCCACTCTTAATTTTAAAATCTTTATTTACTGTTGCCATTTTTTATATCTCCTTAGTTATGCCTTAAGTCCAATTCGTGCGAAACGAACTGTGACTGGCTTGATCGCAGGGTCTGGAGTGACTGTTAAGGCCACGGTATTTCCAGTGCGAGAGACATTAATGGTGCCAATATTCCCATCATTGTCGATTGTTCCATATTCGCTGACATTTACATTTGTACCGTCAACGAGAATTGTTAGTTCGGTTGCATAGAACTTGTTGTCCCCTGCAGAGGTCTTTGATATTGAAACAATATACTTGACCATACGCCAAACTGTAGCGTCAAAGTTATCAACAACAGTTAAGTTCTCAATACCATTGATTGTATTTTCATTATTACCTGAAGAGCCCAAGTCTGTTGACTGAGCGGTTGCGGTGTCGATTAAATCTACATAATTTTCTTGAGTTGGTCTATCACCTGTTTGGAATAGACTCTTAACTGCTGGAATGGATACTTTAGCCATGTGGTAATTATAACACCCCTTTTAATAATCTTATTAAAGAATGTAGTTGCTATAGCCAATAACCTGTAATGGGATTGGAGGTGGATTTGTTTTAGAATATCCAAACACACTTACGTTTGTAAACTTAACTCTAAATGGCAAAACCTCTTGAACTCTTGCTTTTGGCTGAATATGATCTATACGTATTCTTCTTAAATCAAGATCCGCTATCTGTGCATGCGCTAATTGGTGTGTTGGCATTACTGTGTTACATCTTCAAGGATAACCATTGAACCTTTGGCTACCGTCCAAACTCTGCCTTCTGATAGAAGTTCTGTGAGTTGTATGTCGAAGATATCTCCTGTCTCAAGAAGTTGAGATTGTGAAGATGTTAATTTAACTGTAAAACTTCCTTCTTCATCCTGAAACTCAATTGGCTCAGGGGATAAAGACAAAACAACATCATCAATAGAAGGTCTATAGATATCCATAGCAACTTCCCAGTCTTCAAGAAGAAGTGGCTCTCTTGCATCGTTAGTTACATAAACACGAAAGGCTGCTGAATCTCCACGGACAACTGTCCAACGAATTTCTGGTGGTGCTGCACCTAGTGCATAAGAGTCTGTGGGTTGGTTTCTAAAGGTTGCCATAATGTTATTATATCACGACAATCCGTCTTTTAATGCTCCCCATGTACCGTTGCCTTTTGTCTGAACAACTATCAAACCTTGTGTTCCTTGAACTGCAACTACGGCAACATATCTTGCTGGGCCGATTAAAGGTCTTCCACCAACAAGTTCTCCGCTAGAGTTTATATAAACTTTAGTTCCAGGAGATCCAAGTCCTGTTGTATTCATTTGTAGCACTCCAGAAACAACTGCAACACCATCGCTTAATCCAGGGATTCCTGTTTGTATTAATCCAAGTATAGGTGAATCTGGGTTATGGGTTGAACTTGATGGGTTATATCTTTCTACCGTCGTTTTCATCTGTCCACCATGAGAAACATTTCCCGAAATATAGACGGGAGTTCCAGCAATTAATGTAGAACTATTATTATTTCTTACAGGAGAAGAAACACTAGTCATTCCCAATGGTGGCAAAATATTATTTAAAGCATCAACCAATACCTTAAAATCTCCGTGCACATTAACGGGATCTGAGGCAATAGGATACTTCATGGTAGGATAGTTAGATGATGATACAGGCATAATATTTATTATACCACCCTATAAAGTTGACTTTTGACATAATTTTATGTTATACTTGGTAGTAACACCTACCAGGGTGTTATTGTTTTCTAAGGAGGAAACTATGATTAAATTTATCGAAAGA